GGTCATAATAGGTATTATCAAGCATTTGAATATATGTTCGTACTCTCAAAAGGTGAACCAAAAACTTTTAACCCTATACTAAGACCACGTAGAAATAAGTGGAATGACAAGCGTACTGTAAGGTACAAAGGGGTAACTAGAAACAAAGATGGTAAATTTGAGAAGGGGCTAGTTAAGGTCAATGAAGTGGTTAAGAAACAAAATTTGTGGACTTACGTTGTCAGTGGAGGTTCATCATCTACTGATAGGATTGCACATCAACACCCTGCAATATTCCCCGAAAAACTAGCAGAAGATCATATAATCTCATGGAGTAACCCTGGCGATATAGTTTTGGACCCAATGTGCGGGAGCGGGACAACCTGTAAAATGGCTTTGAAACTAGGAAGGAGATTTATTGGAATAGACATAGCCGAAGAATACTGTGAGATTGCTAGAAAGCGGGTGGAGGCGGAAAAGGAGAGACAAAAGTTTCAAATCATACCTAGTTCAGAATTAACATAAATAATTTTGACACAAATTGTATAATAAGGACGAGAAGAAAGGAGAGCGACCAGTGGGAGTAAAAGTTGTTGCTACAACGAAAGATGCCTATGAATTGATACACAAAGGAATTCTAGCATTAGCCCGAGCTGAACGCTATGGAATAAGGATGGACATTGAATATTGTATGAAGCAGCACCAACGCCTCACTAGAAAGATTGAATACTACAAGAAGAAACTTCAAGCTACAAAATTTTACCGCCGCTGGGAACACATTTATGGAAGGAAAACGAATATTTATAGCAACTATCAGCTGTCGAATATCCTATACAATCACATGAAAATCACGCCACCGAAATACACTGAATCAGGTCAAGGGGCTACAGATGAAGACGCTTTAAAACGGATTGACCTTCCTGAGTTGAAGCTAATTCTTGAAATTCGGAAGTGGACGAAAATCCGTGATACATACCTCGAACAATTTATTCGGGAGACTAACACTGACGGTTATATGAGGCCTTCTTTCCAATTGCACACGGTTCGGACCTACCGAAGCAGTTCATCTAATCCGAATTTCCAGAATATTCCTAAGCGTGATAAAGAGGCGATGCAAATTTGTCGCAGAGCTATTTTACCGCGCCCCGGACATACATTGGTAGAAGCAGACTTCTCAGCACTGGAAGTAAACATAGCGGCGTGTTATCACCACGACCCGAACATGCTAAGTTATTTACACGATAAAAACTCAGATATGCATGGGGATATGGCCAAGCAAATATTCTCCCTTAATAAGCTGGACAAAAGTATACCGGAACATAAATTGCTACGACAAGCTGCAAAAAACGGATTTGTTTTTCCTCAATTCTACGGAGATTATTACAAAAACAATGCTGTAGGAATCTGTGACTGGGTTAAATTACCAGTCGATAAGAAGTGGAAGAAAACGGACGGGATAACGCTACCGGAAGGAATCACGATTGCCGAACATTTCCAGCAAAACGGGATAAAATCTTTCGACGATTTCGTTGAACATATGAGAGAAGTGGAAAACCACTTTTGGAATGTCCGCTTCAAAGTGTACCAACAGTGGAAGGAACGATGGATTCAGAAATACCATAAAAAAGGTTACTTACAAATGCACACTGGATTTATCTGTTCTGGAGTAATGCGAAAAAATGAAATAGTAAACTATCCGATACAAGGCTCGGCGTTCCATTGTCTGCTAAAGACTTTTATTAAAATTGATGAACGGATGAGAAAGGAAAAGTGGAATTCACGCCTAATAGGACAGATTCATGACTCACTGGTAATGGATGTAGACCCAAACGAGCTGGACTATATAGAAGGGGTGCTTAAACAGATAGTAAGCGAGGAATTACCGAAAGAATGGCCATGGATTATCGTACCGTTGGAGATTGAAGTAGAAATCTATGGTGTAGACCAGCCTTGGGTTAATTAAAAAAGGGGGAGGAGAAATATGGAGGAAAATCTTACACTTGCATTGAAACACCGTCCTAAAACATTGGATGAAGTAGTCGGAAACCGCCAGGTCGTGGAAGTATTGAGAAAACAGCTGAGCGGTGAATCATCCCAGCCATTATCTCACAGTATTTTACTTCACGGCCCGACCGGGTGTGGAAAAACTACCCTAGCCCGAATCATCGCCCGAGAGCTGGGAGTTCAAGATGATGACATGAAAGAAATTGACTCGGCGGATTTCCGCGGGATTGATACCATCAGAGAAATCCGAAAACAGTGTCAATACAAACCGCTGAGTAGTCCGTACCGGGTCTGGATATTGGACGAGGTTCACCAGCTGACGAAAGATGCGCAAAGTGCTTTACTAAAAACTTTAGAGGATACTCCGAAACACGTCTATTTTATTCTTTGTACTACAGACCCGCAAAAGCTATTGCCTACAATCCGCGGGCGTTGTTCTCAATTTCAGGTTCAACCATTGACCGATAAGGAAATGAAGCGTTTGTTGTTCCGGGTAGTGAAAGCAGAAGGAGAATCTCTGGACAAAGAAGTCTATGAACAAATTATTCAAGACAGCATGGGTCATCCAAGAAACGCCCTACAAATCCTTGCCCAAGTGTTGGCGGTAGACCCGGACAAGAGGTTAGAAGTCGCCAAGCGGACCGCTGAAATTCAGTCTCAGACGATCGAGCTTTGTCGAGCACTTATAAATGGAGCTTCGTGGAAAAAAATTACTGAAATACTTAAAGGCTTGAAAGATGAGGACCCGGAGCAAATACGTAGAGCCGTCTTGGGTTATTGCCAATCCATTCTACTGAGCGGTAAGCAAGATAATGGAATTGCCGCAATCATGGAAGCGTTTATGGAACCTTTCTACAATTCTGGTTTTCCTGCGTTGGTATTGGCGTGTTATAGCGTTTTGTTTGGTGAATAACGAAAAAGAAAGGAGAATACGAATATGGATGCTTTTATTGATGGCTTCAGAGATGCCATGAAGTATCATGACAAGGAGCGAGGTGAGAAGAGAATTAAAGTGTATGTGAATGACGAATTGGAAGGAACTTACTCCACTGCTATCGTGTTAGGTATCCCGGCAGATGATGGGGCAATTAATGAGGATGGTTTTGAGGATGGTTTTGAAATGGAAATGGAAGTCTTTACTTTTGAAACGTTCAACATTGCCGTATATCTAGCGGCTCAACATTTGTTTAATGAGGTAATCAACCGAGAGATTGAACAGTGTATAATGGACGCTAGTAATAATTTGGCAAAGAAATACGGGAAGAATCCTGAGTTGTTGGAAAGAGAGTTCCTTGGGATAGTAAGGGACATGCAAAAGCAAATTATTAGTAAAGCTGATATTAGTAAGGTTGATGAACCATCAATTTAATCAATGAAAAGAAGGTGAACTGTCTTTGGTAGACACCCTGACCGCTATGATGGTCAGGGTGTATTTCAAAACGAGGCGGTTATATGACGCCCTCTGTCTAGCAGAATACAAAAGCGAGTAGGTGGACAAGAGATGAGAAGGACGAAATTCCCATTAGTGAAAATGGTGCATTATTTCGATAAGAAGAAAGCATGGCGGTGCGGGCAGGTAGTAAAAGAGACAGAAACATCTGTCATTGTGCACACAGCTTACAGGAAAAAGGAAATTGTACCTAGGGGCAAGATAATTAGGGAAGAATTCGTAACACCTGACCGGGCTTACCTCAGACCAGACCGCAAATCACAAATAATTTTGCTGTAATTTGTATAATAAAGACAGAAGGGAAAACTACGCTACAAGAGGAGGGAAACGAAGCGATGGAAAATAAACGTGTTCGCTTGACGCTTTATGATGATGACGGGAAAGTCGTGAGAGAAGTGGAAGGCAATGGGATTATATACTATTTAGTCTGCGAGGAAGAGGATGAAGACGCAAAGAAAACCATCGTGGATTCAGGGATTTTCGGAAAACTCTCGCCTTCCGAACTCACAGTAGCAGTTCCCAGCATTTTCAATATGGTAAAAGCCGTAAAAGAAGATAAAAAGGAGTGGGAATGTGAAAATAAGGGTTGAAGTTTCTGATGAAGATTTGGGAAGGGCATTGATACAAAAGGTATTAGATATGCTCCAAAATGTTCCTGGAGCTCACCATGCTTTTCCTTATCCGCTGGATTTAAGAACTTGCGGAAGTTTGGTAGGTTTAATCAGAAATGATATAGCTCATTGGTTAATTGAAAGCGAGGAGATTGCTGCATTAGTGGATGCGGCAAATGTCCTAATCTATGGCGAAATACGAACTTGGTGGTAAAAGGAGGTGTTATATGTTGGAGCTCAATTATGAACAGGACGTAAGCATTGACGAAACCGCGCTAGACGTGGAATGGCTTCAACAGTCGAACCTAATGTACAAATATGCAAGGTATCATGCCGGGACAAAGAAAGCGACGGATGAAGCAAAGGAAAGGCTGGACTTTATCCGTGCAAAACTCGAAATGGACATCAGAGCTAACCCGGAAAACTACGGACTGTCAAAGGTTACTGAGTCAGCTATTGCTAGCACCATTCTACTTCAGCCTGAATATCAGGAGGCTTCAAAGAAATACATTGAGGCTAAATACGAAAACGATGTAGCGGCAGCCGCAGTAAGAGCTATTGACCAAAAGAAAACTGCATTAGAAAACCTTGTGAAGTTACTGAGCGTATCTTACTTTGCCGGGCCTTCCGCTCCGAGAGATTTATCCCTGGAGTGGAATGAACATGTCAAAAGGAGAGAACAAAAAGAACATAACAAAAACGTGAAAATCAGAAGGAGGGCATAAGCAATGAAAAAGAACAAGAAGAAAAGTAGGTTTAAAGGTGCTGTGAGTCGAAATGTTGAAAGACAAGCCCGAGGCGTTTCACAATATGGGTATTTAAGACTTCCTAAAGGCGTAAACATCTTCAAAGAAGAGCCGAGAACTCGGGTCGAACTCGATATCATTCCATATGTTATAACGTGTGATAATCATCCCGATATAGATGAAGAATACGGAATTCCAGTTAAAGGCGACCTTTGGTACAAACGACCCTACTGGTTGCATAGAGGTGTCGGGCCCGACAATCGATCGGTTGTTTGTCCCACTAGTGTTGGAAAACCTTGTCCAATTTGTGAATATCGTGCTCAATTATTGAAAGATGGAGCCAAGTGGGACGATGATACAGTAAAAGCCTTGAAGCCCTCGATGAGAAATCTTTATGTTGTCATCCCCAAGAACAATAAGAACTACCCTGAAGAACCTCACATTTGGGATATAAGCCAATTCCTTTTCCAAGACAAGCTCAATGAGGAGATGCAAGAAAACGAGGAGTATGAAACCTTCCCAGATTTGGAAGAAGGTTACGCCCTCAGAATTCGATTCGCTGAAGGTTCATTCGGAACCAACAAGTTTGCAGAAGTGTCCAGGATTGACTTCATTGAGAGGGAAAAACCATACGATGAGTCAATTTTGGAGAAGATACCTTCTTTGGATGATATATTGGAAATTCTCTCGTATCATACCATTGAAGCTATGTTTTTCGGAAATATGAGCCCAGATGAGGATGAGGATGAGGATGAAGAATATGATGACGAGGATTTAAAGAAAAAGAAGAAAAGGAAGGTAGAGGAAGACGAGTACCTAGATGATGATATGGAAGAGGAAGAAGATGAAGACGAGGATGAGGATATAGATGATGACGAAGATGACGAAGAGGAGGAGGAAGAGGAAGATGACGAAGAAGATGAAGACATAGACGAAGATGACGAGGAAGAAGATGACAAAAAGAAAGCTAAAAAATCCCCACCCAAAAGACAAAAACCGAAAGCTAAGGCTAAAGCGAAAAAATGTCCCTACGGTCATGAATTCGGAGTAGACAATGACAGCTATGATGATTGCGATAATTGCGAAGTTTGGGAAAAATGCCTGGAAGCGTCCGAAGAATAATAAACGGGGGCGGAGATAAATGAAAAGGAAAAAATTAAGCGAGCAGATGGAAGAAAAGATAGCAAAAGAACCGGAGGAAAAATCCAAATATGATGGAAAGGACATAACCGTTTCCACTGGCTCAACCTTGCTAGACCTCGCTATCAGCGGAGGCAGATTCCGAGAGGGAGGAATCCCTCTTGGAATTCTGGTGGAGATATTCGGGCCTTCTGGATCTGGAAAAACTGTATTGTTAAGCCAATTAGCTGCTAATTTACAACGATTAGGCGGAAAAGTTATGTTCCACGACCCGGAAGCCCGCTTAAATAAACAGTTTGCTAGAATATTTGGATTGGACACCGGAGAAATCGAATACACCATTCCCAATACTATCCCTGAAGTATTCCAAAGTGTTCGTGATTGGGTTTCTGAAGCAGAAGCTGAAAAAGGAACTATCTATGGAGTATTCGCTGATTCCCTTGCTGCCTTATCTACCGATATGGAAATGGAAGAAGGCGATAAAATGGGGATGAGACGAGCTAAGGAATTTTCTGAGGAGTTACGGAAAACCTGTCGTATAATTACCCAACGAAACGTTCTTATGGTCTGTTCCAACCAAGTTCGCCAAAACCTAGACGCTGGACCCTATGGGATGAAATACAAAAGCCCCGGCGGCGAGGCGATTGGATTTTATTCCAGTTTGAGGCTACGCTTCGGCTCCCCACAAAAGATAAAAGAGAAAAAGAAAATCCGGGGTAAGGAACATGAAAGGGTTGTAGGCGTCCACACTGAAATAGAAGTGTTTAAATCCTCAGTATGGAACCCTTACCGGTCCGCTGAAGTGTATATCTTATTTGACTATGGAATTGATGACATCAGAGCCAACTTGAGATTCTTGAAACAAAACACGGGAAGTACTGTTTACGCCATTAAGGACCTGAAGCTGGATAGGTCGTTGGAACGTTCAATTCAGATAGTTGAAGAGGAAAACCTTGAACAGGAGTTGAGAGACGCCGTCATTGAACTTTGGAATGAGATTGAGGAAGGATTCCAAGAAAAGAGGAAGCCAAAGGTCTTTTGGTAAATGAGTGCATAGGAGAGGAGGAACATAGATGAAGATATCGGAACGTCTCATCATATTATCTCTCTTGATATTCGTCCTCATCTTAATACCTTTCATCCAATTCGTTCGCCTAGGGCAGGATGTTCAGGAAATTTTCCTCACTCTACAAACACTCCAGGAAGAAATCGAAAAGATAGATGTGAAATTAAACGACATCGAAACACGCCTAAATAAGATAGAGGACGAACTGAACAAGTGGTCAGTATACGAGGCTACTGCGTACGCCCCACTAGACCCGAATGCGAAGGAAGGAATCTGCTATGAAGGAGACCCAAGAATTACAGCCTCAGGTGAACCAGCGGTCCCGGGAGTAACAGTGGCCGCAGGAAAAGAATTGCCATTTGGGACAGAACTCTACATACATGGAATCGGGAAAAGGGTTGTACAAGACCGGGGAGCTGCCATAAGCAGAGGGCACATTGATATAGCGGTAAATACTCAAACAGAAGCGTTTCAGTTTGGGAGAAGACATGTGCTAGTAAAGATATTGAATTGACGGGAATGAGGAAATTATGGAGAAGAAAAGGAAAATCAAAATTTCATCTGCAAAGGCGAAAGGAAGAAAGTTACAGCAATGGGCATGCGAAAAGATTTCCGAACTTCTCGGAATCCCTTGGGGAAAGGACGAATTGATAGCCTCCCGAGAAATGGGCCAGTCCGGGACGGATGTAAGACTGGTGGGAGAGGCAAAAAGACGCTTTCCCTTCTCCATAGAGTGCAAGTGGCAAGAATCGTGGTCATTACCAAGCTGGATAAAACAAGCAAAGGAGAATCAGGAGGAAGGAACGGATTGGTTGTTGATTTGTAAGAAAAGTAGGATGGAGCCCGTAGTGGTTATGGATGCGGAGCGGTTTTTTGAAATCGTTCGGCCTTACCTGCGAGAAATTGGGAAGATTGGAGGTTGAAGAGTGAGGGGATGGAAGTGTTAGCTAAGTGCCGAGTATGCGGAAGAGCGCTGAAAGACCCTATTTCAATTAAGATAGGTATCGGCCCTGTTTGTCTGGGTAAGAAAGGAGTTACAGTCAAAAGGACAAACAATAAAATAGACGAGGAAAACACCGGAATTTTGCCTCCTCAATTTCACGGATTTGTAATGCCTGAAGACCTTGAGAAAGTTAATCCAGCGAAAGTCTACATAGCAATTCGAGGCGAAGATGAAAACACGATAACGGTTTCTGATGATAAAGGAACTCGTTCGCTCAAGCATATTGTCTATCATAGCCCTACCGGGATGGAATGGGGCTATGGTGGAAGCGGACCATCTGACTTGGCTAGGAGTATCCTTGCAGATTTCGCTGGAATTAAGGTTGCAGATATGTTCTATCAAGATTTCAAATGGGATTTTATCGCTAAACAACCAGAGAAGGGATTTCAGATTTCGGGACAAGAAATTCTGAATTGGTTAAAAAGGAAGATTGAAACATGATTATAAAGGTAGAAATTGAAAACTTCCAATCGCACAAGAATACAGTGCTTGAATTTGTCCCGGGAACGAATGTAATTATAGGCGAATCGGACGCCGGAAAATCTGTCATCTTTCGAGCTATCAACTGG